GTCGTGGCGAACGGCAGCTCGGCGCCCAGGGTCGTGGCGAACGGCAGCTCGGCGCCCAGGGTCGTGGCGAACGGCAGCTCGGCGCCCAGGGTCGTGGCGAACGACAGCTCGGCGCCCACGGTCGTGGCGAACGGCAGCTCGGCGCCCACGGTCGAGGCGTACGGCAGCTCGGCGCCCACGGTCGAGGCGTACGGGATCTGCCGGCCGTTCATCCGCGGCGCGGTCAGCATCACCGCCGGCGCGCTGGTCGCCATCGCGGTGCTGGGCGGCAAGCCGAAAATCGCGGGCGGCGGGTTCGTCTCTCGCGCCGACGTCTCGACGCCCGCGAACTGGTGCGAGTTCTACGGCGCGAAGGTCAGCAACGGCGTCGCGACGCTCTTCAAGGTCGTCAAGCTCGACTACCGGACGCCCCAGCGAAACTTCGCCTACACGCCCGGGACGACGCCCGTCGCCGCGGACTGGGACGGCGGCGCGCGGGAGTGCGGCGGTGGGCTGCACTTCTCGCCGACCACGCATTCAACGCTGACGTTCGCCGAAGGCCTGACGCGCGACCAGAGGAAGTTTGTCGCGTGCCCCGTCGCGCTGGCCGACATGGTCGTGCACCCGGACGGCTCGTATCCGCAGAAGTGCAAGGCCCCGCGTCTGGCCGGGCCGTGCTGGGAGGTGAACGAGGACGGCGACCCGGTCCCCGGTGCTGTCGTCTGGTCGCCGCCTGCGGTCGCCGTGAAGGCCGCCCGCAAGGCGAAGGCGAAGAAGCCCGCAGCCAAGAAACGGCGGGCGTCATGAGGGGCCCGGAGTCCATCGCGCCGGGCGCACCGCCCGATGCCTTGGCGCGGCGCCCCCACTCGAAGCACAGCGCGCGGTCACTGCCGTGGCGACGTCACTGGCGGCCTGCTCGACGGGCCGCCCTGTCGCTGCGCTGGTCGCGCGTGATGGCGCAGGTGTCGCACCCGATCGCTGCGCTGGCGATGCGTGCGCCCGCGTCGATGCACCCGAAGCTGACCGGCGACGCGCGCAAGCGCTGGGCTCGCCGGTGGGCGCGTAACACCCTGAAGCGCCAGCGGAGGGCGTCATGAAGAAGCTGTACCGCCTCGTATGTGGCGTCGCAGCGGGCACGCTGATCCTGTCGGCCACCGCCTTGGCGATGTGGGTCGTGCTTCGGTCGGTCCAGCTCGGCATCGGGCTGATCCAGGTCGCTTACCGGGCGGTGGTGCAATGACCGCCCCGGAATACCTCGCCGGATGCGCCGTTATCGGATTCGTCAGCGCTGCCGCGAATCACGCCATCCCATGGGCCGCGAACAGCTGGCGTCTTTGGCGTGAACGCCGTTGGTACCGGCGCCTCGAGCGGCGCGCTCATGCCGGCATCGCTGCGCACTTCGGCCGCGTCAACAAGAAGCGCTCCGAAGGGGGTGGCCAATGAACTGGGTCGGCTACGCCAAGGTGCCGGTCAAGCGGCTGAAGCTGCCCGGGGACATCCCCGCGCGGATGAAGATGCCGCACGTCATCGAGCTGTCCGATTCGATTGCGTCGTCGGGTGACGAGCTGGTCAACGCGCCAGCGGTCGATCGCGACACCATGGAACTGCTGGCGGGCAGCGACCGCATGGCGGCCGAGCTGCTGCGGAAGTCCAAGGCCGTCTGGTGCCACATGGCCACGGACGTGAGCGAGAGCGATCGGGCTAACGTGGAATTCATCGAGAACTTCCACCGGCGCGTGGATGACCGAGACAAGCTGATCGCGCGCCGGGTCGAGCGCATCGCCGGGAAGTTGAACCCGGACAAAGTGTCCGCAATCAACGTGGGCAAGACGGGCGCGAAGAAGACCGCCAAGGGGCTGGCGCGCGAGCAGGTAGCGCGCGAGCTGGACACCACGCCCGAGGCGGTGCGGGCGGCCGAGAAGCGGGCGGCGGAACCCGACGAGCCCTCACCCGAGGTCGAAAAACAGGAACTGCCACCGCCCGTCGAGACGTGGGGCGTGCCTGTCGAGCACCTGGCGCAGGAGTTCGCGTCGGTGCGGATCGCGCAGGAGGCGATGCGCGTTGCTGACCGTCACCTGCAATCGGCGCAGCGGGCGCTTTCAGCGCTGAAGGACGGCGGGGGCATCGCGGCGCACATCCACGCGCGCCTGTACTCGACGGTGCACAGCGCGGCTGCGCACGTGCGCTCGGACATCCCCGAGGCGCTCTGCCCCTACTGCAAGGGACTGGCGCACCGACGTGACAAGTGCAACGGCTGCCAGGGTATCGGCTACGTGGGGAGCGAAGGCCTCCTGGGCGTGGCCGAGGAACTGAAGCTGGGCGGCCCGCTGGCGTGCGTGCCCGACGGCAAGGGTGGGTTCGTGAAGGTGGTGCAGCCCAAGGCGGCGCCCAAGGGCAAGGCGCTGCAGATCCAGGACGCCGACGGCAACCCGATCGCGGTGCCCGCCGAGGACGAAGGAATCCCCTTCTGATGACAGCCGCGCAGGTCAGCCTGTTCGAGCCGGCGCCGATGCTGCGCGACCGAGCGCCGGCCGCGAAGAAGCGAACGCCGCGCCCGTACCAGCGGGCGACCATCGACACGGCGATCGCGCAGTACCGCCAGGGCCTGCGCTCGACACTGGCAGTGATGGCGACGGGAACGGGCAAGACGTTCACCGCCAGCCAGGTCATGGCGGCCACGCTGGCCAAGGGGGGCGCGTGCCTGTGGATGAACGAGCGGGACAACCTCGTCTCGCAGATGTGCGCCGAGCTGCCCGGGATGCTGGGCGTGGACGTGTTCCGCGAGCAGGGGCCGATCCGGGCGCTGCCCTCGGCCCGGGTGGTGGTGGCCACCGTGCAGTCGATGACCGAGGCGCGGCTGAAGACGTTCGACCCGAACAAGTTCTCGCTGATCGTATGCGACGAGGCCCACCACAGCGTCACGCAGAGCTACCGGCGCGTCCTGGCGTACTTCGACAAGGCGCGCATCCTCGGGTTGTCGGCAACACCGCAGCGGCTCGACGGCAAGGCGCTGCAATTGGTGTACGAGGCGACCTGCGCCGACTACATGATGGGGCCGGCGATCGCGGACGGGTGGCTGTGCCGCGTGCGGGTGGTTCCTGGGCACCAGCGGCTCGACCTGTCGAAGCTGAAGAAATCGGGCGACGACTACACTGATGAGGCGATCGCTGGGCTGCTGACGCCCGAGGTGCTGAAGGGGATGTGCAAGGACATCCACGATCTGCACGAGGGGCGCCGCGGGGTGAGCTACTGGCCGCGTGTCGAGATCGCACACGTCGCCGCCAAGACGCTCAACCTGATGAACCCGGGCAGCGCTCGGGCCGTCGACGGCAGCATGGACCGCGACGAGCAGAACCGGATCTTCGACGCCCACAAGGCCGGCGAGTTCCTGCACCTGTGCAACTGCGGCGTGGTGGTCGAGGGCTACGACGACAAGGGGATCGGCTACATCTACCAGGGCCGCCCGACCCGCAGCATCTCGCGTCACATCCAGGAGATGGGCCGCGCCGGGCGCCCGGCGGATGACGCCGCGGTGGACCTGTACGCGACGGCCGCCGAGCGTCGCGCGGCGATCGCGCGCAGCTCGAAGCCGGATGCCCTGATCCTCGATGCGGTCGGCAACCTGGGCAAGCACGCCGTGGCAGATCCGATCGATGCCCTGGCCGGCAAGCTCGACGACGAGCCGACCAAGAAACGGGCCCGGGAGATCCTCGAAGAGAACGGCGGCGGTGACGTCGAGGAAGCGCTGGAGGCGGCGCGCCGGCTGTCCGAGGGTGACCGCCAGGCCGAGGCCCAGCGCGTGATCCGGGTGCAGGCGGCGCAGTTCGCGTGGGGCAAGGCTGTCGACCCGTTCTCGGCGTTCGGCCTCGCACCACAGACCGACGTGGCGAGCCCGTTGGCGCCGCCTCCGTCGATGCGGATGAAGCGCTACCTGTTCGGCAAGATGGGCACCGTCCCGCCGACCCTCACCGATGCGGACGCCCAGCGCCTGTCGAAGACGATTCGGGCGCGCGAGAAGGCGGGGCTTGCTGACCTGAAGACGGTGCAGTGGTTGAGCAAGCACGGAATCGCGGGGCAGCGGATGTACCAGGCCACCGCGGACAAGGCGCGCCGGGCCATCATCGAGAAGCGCGACTGGGCTGTGGTCGAGGCGATCGTGTCCGGACGAGGGGAGGAAATGTACTGATGTCCACCGCAGCGCCAGCGTGGGCAGTGCTCGAGAAGCGTGGCGGCCTCGTCACCATCGGCAAGGACCGCCACATGGCGGCCTGCCCGGCGCACGCCGACGACAAGCGCAGCCTGCAGATCACGGCCGGTGACCGGGCGCTGCTGCTGAAGTGCTTCGCCGGCTGCAAACTGGAGTCGGTCACCGAGGCGCTGGGCGTGAAGATGTCCGACCTGTTCGCGCCCACGGACCGGCCGCGAACGCCCGCGCCGACGCCCGGCAAAGTGGTCGCGCGCTACGACTACGTGGACGAGCATGGTGTGCTGCTCTACCAGGTGGAGCGGCTCGACCCGAAGAGCTTCCGCCAGCGCAAACCTGAGGGTGAGGGCTGGTCCTACAAGCTGGGCGACGTTCGCCGCGTGCTGTACCGGCTGCCTGACCTGCTGGCGTCCGCGCCTCGCCCGGTGTGCCTGGTGGAGGGCGAGAAGGACTGCGACAACCTGCGCCGGCTGGGGCTGGTCGCGACGACCATCGCTGGTGGCGCTGGCGCGTGGCGGCCCGAGTACGCCGAGCCGTTGCAGGGCCGCACGGTGGTGATTCTGCCGGACAACGACGAGCCGGGCCGTCAGTTCGCGATGCAGGCGTCGACGTGGCTGCTGCGGTCGCTGATCGTGGTGCTGCCCGGCCTGCCCGAGAAGGGCGACGCCAGCGACTGGATCGCGGCGGGGGGCACCGCTCGGCAGCTTGGCGAGCTCGCCCGGGCGGCGGCACGGGCGAAGATCCGCAACGCGGAAGAGATAGCGGCCGCGCTGGGGAAGGCGGCGGCATGAGGTTCCCGTACGAGGTGCCCAACTACTCCGACTTCCGCACCGGCCTCGACTTCGCGACCGTGCGCCAGATGCTGTGGGTCCACAACGACGATCCGAAGACCTGGCGCTACAAGCGCCGCCGGACCGTCCTCGGCTTTTGGCGACAACTGAAGCAACAGCTCTACGCGCAGCTGCTCGATCAGGCCGAGGCCAGTGAGCCCCCCCCCAATGACCCGCCTTTCTGAAGGGAGCGAGCAATGACCACGAGAGACCTGACCGAAGCGGTGTTGTGGGTCGCGGTCCTTTGGGGCTGTGTCGCGATGGGCTGGTGCCAGCCATGAGCAAGCCCAGCAACCAGGAGGTGGCCACGCCGCGCGAATTCCTCGACGCGTTCGAGCAGCGCTTCGGCCGCATCGGCTTCGACCTGGCGGCCAACGCGGACAACAAGGTCGTGCCGTTCTTCTACGGCCCCGGCTCTGACCTGGGCGAGGACAGCCTGCGCGAGGACTGGACACTGGTGCGCGAAGGTCCGCTGTGGCTCAACCCGCCGTTCAAGACGATCGCGCCCTGGGCACGGAAGGCGGCCGCCGAGTCGACGCACGAGCCGATCGCGATGCTGGTGCCCGCCGCGGTCTGCACCGGCTGGTTCGTCGAGCACGTGGCGCCCTTTGCGTACGTGCTCGAGCTGACGCCGCGGGTCTTCAGCACCCAGATCCGGGACTGCATCCTGGCGATGTTCACGCCCGAGGGCTACGTGGGCCGCGAGACGTGGAGGTGGAAGTGACCGCGCTGCGCCACATGCGGAACGGGCCGGACATCGACGTTGCGCTCTGCGGCGAGCGGGATGATGCGCTGTTCGTGATGTCCTCGCGTCTCATCACGTGCCCGAAGTGCATCGAGAAGCGCGCGGCGCTGGTGGCGGGGCGCAAGGACAAGGTCCGGACCCAGATAGCTGCGCGCCAGGTGCAGTGGCGCGAACGCTTGCGCACGGGCGTCCCTGGCTTCTACCGACGCACGGGTGAACCGTGAACGGCCCGCGTCCAGAGGTGCCCGAGAAGACAAAGCGAAACGCCCAGATCGTGGCCGCGCGCGCGGCAGGATGGACGATTGCCGCGATCGCGGGGGCGTCCGGCGTCAACAAGTCACGGGTGCGGGCGATTCTGGCATCGCAGCGGCGCCGAGGGGCGAGGGCGCGATGACCTGCCCGGGGTGCCATGGCTCGGGCTACGTCGATTCTCCCCACGGCGCGAGGTACGCGCACCCGTGCCCCAGTTGCTATGTCGATCGCCGACGCCTGGTGGTCGACCACATGCACATGGTGACCTCGGCAGCGGCGTACTTCAGCACCAAGATCCCACGGGCCGACCGCGATGACCTGATCGGCTACGGCATGATCGGACTCTGCGAAGCCGGGCAGCGGTTCGAGCCGTGGCGAGGCCTCGCGTTCTCGACGCTGGCGTTCGTGCGCATCCGGGGCGCCATCATCGACGGCGTTCGCACGATGTGCTGGGGAGGCAGGAAAACGCGCCCGACCATGGTTTACGACGTGGCCGATGACTTGATTGCGACGGAAACCGACGTCGATGCCCTGCTGTCCGTGTACGAAGGCATGGGCAAGCTGACTGACAGCGATCGGGAGCTGGTGCACGCGGCGTGGATCCGCGGCGAAAGAGTGATCGACCTCGCCAAGGAGCGCGGGATCACGAAGGGCTGGGCGTCTCGGCTGCTGACGCGGGCAGAAGGCGCGCTCGCGCGAGAACTGGCGTGAATAAGCGCCGCCGACCACTGAAGTCCATGGCCGAGCTCGGCCGGGAAGCCGACGTGGCGCTGGCCCGCGCGAATCAGATTGTTCGCCAGTCGGCCGCTGAACTAGCAGCCGCGAGACAACACATAGGTGCGGCGACAAAGCCGCGTACTGGAGGGGGACCCGCGCAAGGTACATAGCGCGTGAGCATCCGACGCCAGGAAAGCCTGGGCTGCATCGGAGCTGGCAAGAGTTGGGTGTTATCGCCACGCGGCGGGTCACCCGAGGAAGGCCGAAGCTATTCCGAGCTGGTGCAGCAGCTGCCTGGATGCACTCCCCTCTGACTCCGCACCGAAGAATAGTCCGAGATGACCACCAATCAGGAGATTGGAAGGTAGCTCGGTCTCTGCCTTGCGATGGATGTTGACAGTGTCAACCGAACCTGTCACTGAGGAAATCAAGCACGGCCGAGTGATACGCCCGTGCCTGTTCATGAGCGAGAATCTGCAGGTCACGCAGCGCAAGAAGAAGGGGGGCAACCCGAACTGGTTGCCTGGCGTCAGCGGCAATCCTGGCGGCAAGACGAAAGCCCGCATGGAGTTGCAGGCGTCGATCGAGAAGATCCACGCTGGCCCCCTGGCGCTTCAAGCGCTGGACCGCCTGCGACGCATCGGCATGGGCATCACGACCTTCGGGCTGCGCCAGCTGCCAGCCGAGGACAAGGTGCAGGTCGCTGCGCTGGTGGCGTACCTCGATCGCGTCGGTGCCCACGTCCCGAAGCGCAAGGAAGAGGACGAGAAGCCGCTGGCGGATCTCACGGCCGAAGAGATGGACGAGCTGGCGCAGGAGCTGGCGCGCAAGGCCGAGGCGAAGCGGGGCGAGATCTCTTGAGCATCCCCGAGCGCCTGCGCCGTGAGTGGTACAGCAAGCTCAAGGCGGCCGGGTTCCAGGACATCGAGACCGGCGACGAGCACAGCGGCCTTCTCAAGACCGACAAACGGTTCCAGGACGGCCACGAGAGCGCCGACGAGGCCCAGGCCGAATACTACCGGCTGGCAGGCGTCTTCCTGCACGACCACCGCTGGCAGACGACGCGCGACCGTGACGTGTGGGCCGCGCACGCTGCTGGCGTCCCGATGCGCGAGATTGCGAAGCGCTGCCGCACCTACGTGCGCCTGGTGCACGCGACGGTCGGTCGCCTGCGCGCCATCATGCTGGCCGGCACGACCACGAAGCTGGGCCGCCCGAAGGTACCAGGCGGGCGCAGTTCGGTCACCGCGTGGAAGCTTCAGGTGCGGTTGACCGACGCCGAGACAGAGGCTCTGCACTGGCTGGCTGGCGAACTTGGCGTCCCTGCACACGAGGCTGCGAGGCACGCGATTCGCCTTTTGGTATCCCAGAAGTCGGGGAACGGGCGTGCTGCTGCATGAGCGAGAACCTGCCCGTCACGGTGCGTCCTGCCGTTGCGTCTGACCTGCCGTTCATTCGCAACTCTTGGCTGCGCAACTACCACGAGCACGGGCCGCTCTCACAGGTGCCCAATGACGTGTTCTTTGCGGACGCAGGCCACTGGGGTGTCGTGGACCGGTGCCTCAAGGTCGGCGTCGTCTTGGTGGCGCACCCCGAAGGTGACGACGGCGCGATCCTCGGCTGGCTGTGCGGCGGCCCCGGGGCGACCCTCAACTACACGTACGTCAAGGCGCCGTTCCGCAAGCTTGGCGTTGCCAGGCTGCTGATCGAGCGCTTCGGGAGCATTAGGTACTGCACCCACTGGACGCCCGTCATTCGCGAATGGGCGAAGCGCGGGCACGCCTACACGTTCAACCCCTACCTACTGGAGCGAGCATGACCATCATCGGAGCAAAGTTCAAAGACACCGTTCGGATCCCTGGCCCACGCCCCACCGAAGAACTGTCCGCCCGCACCAGCAAGGGCCTCGCGCTCGAACAGGTGGGCGGCGTGTTGGTCGTGTCGCGCACGGTCGGCAATCAACTGCAGTCGGTGGCCGTGCCGCTGTCGAACGTGGCGTACCTCGAGCTGGAGCCGGTGACGGCCGAGGACGAAGCGCCCCCCGCCAAGGCCAAGAAGTGAGCGAAGAAACCGAGGCCTTTGGCGACCTGGCCGCGCTGGTGCGTCGCCTGGTGCTGGCCGGCCGCTCGTCGCTGGGTCACGGCGGACGCGTGCGTGACCACGACCGGGCGAGCTGCGACCTGTGCACGGCGGTCGTGCAGGGGCAGTCCTTCCTCGAGCAGGCCGACGACTTCGAGGCCAAGCAGGCTGTGGTCGCCGAGACGATGGAGAACCTCGTGTACGGCGACCGCTCGCCGCTGATGGCGCTGAAGAAGCCAGCCGTCGACAGGTAGCCGTGAACGCGCGCGCCATCGCGGAGCTGCGGGCCGAGCGGGCGCGGCTCAAGTTCACCCCCGAGGCGCTGTGCGGTGAGAACCGCGCGCAGCACGCGTTCGTGACGTCCCGGGCGAAACGCCTGGTGGCCCGATGCTCTCGTCGGTCCGGGAAGACCACTGGCATCGACGACCGGATGCTGACGCTGGCGCTCGAACCGCCCTTTGTGCCGCAGCTCTATTGCACGATGACCCGGCGCAACGCGAAGGACATCGTCTGGGGCGAGCTGCTGCGCCTCAATCACGAGCACGGCCTGGGCGGCGTGCCGAACCATGGCGATCTGATCCTGAAGATGCCGCGCGGGGCGGACATTGTCCTGACCGGAGCGAATAACGAACGCGAGATCGCCAAGATTCGCGGCAAGAAGTACAAGGGCGTCAACATCGACGAGGCGCAGAGCATCCCCGAGCGGGTGCTCAAGCCCCTGATCGATGACGTCGTGGGGCCGACACTGCTCGACTACGACGGCTACCTGGCGTTGACCGGCACGCCGGGCCCGGTGCTCGGCGGAACGTTCTACGAGGCCGACCAGGGCGCCCGCGCTGGTCGCTTCGAGCGGCACCACTGGACGCTGGTGGACAACGTCTACCTGCCAGCGCGCAGGGCAGGGCGCTCGGTCACGGAGATCCTCGCCCAGGTGCGCGAAGAGCACGGCTGGGACGCGTTCAACCCCACGTATCGCCGCGAGTATCTGGGCGAATGGGTGCGCGACGACGATGCCCTGGCGCTGCACTATGACCCGCTCCGCAACGCGTGCGACTTCGAGGACGGGCCGCGCGCCGGCTGGGTCTACGTCGTCGCGTTTGACATCGGATTCGAGGATGCCGACGCGATTGCGGTGCTCGGCTGGGCACCGGGGGAGCGAAAGTTGCGATTGGTCAAGGAAACCGTCGTCCGCCGGCAGGGGATCTCCGAGCTGGGCGCGCAGCTGATGGCGGACGTTGAGCGCTACAAGCCGATGAAGGTAGTGGGCGACCTCGGGGCGCTCGGGAAGAAGATCGCCGAAGAACTGCGCCGGCGGTGGGGCCTGAACATCGAGCCCGCCGACAAGAACCGGAAGGCCGAGCACCTGACGTTGCTGGACGATGCGCTACGCACCGGGGCGATGCTGGCGCCTCCCGGCAGCCAGTTCGCCGAGGACTGCGCGCACATGCAGTGGGACCCCGGCGCGAAGGCCAAGGGCAAGCTGCAGCTGACCGATTCGTACCACTCGGACATCGGAGACGCCGTGCTGTACGGCTATCGCGTGGCCTTCCATTGGGCCGAGCGCGCCCCAATACCACCGCCGACCGCGATCCAGCTCGCCGACGACTGGTGGAAGAAGGAGGAGCGCGCCATCCAGCAGCGCAACAGCTCGGAATGGTGGGAGGAGGGCGGGTGATACCGGACAAGATGTCCGGTATCTCGGCGCGGCGGCCTGGAACGCTGGTGCTGGCTCATGAACCCCGGCGATGTGGTCAAGTTGAGATCTGGAAGTCCCGCGATGACCGTCATGCACATGAAGCAGCCGGCCGTGTCGATGGGCATTGCGCAGATGCAGGCAGCGTACGGAGGCACCTCACCGGTGATCTACGATCGCCCGGTCCTCTGTGCCTGGTTCGACGGCGCCATGAAGACGGCTCATTTCGAGGAAGCCGCGCTTCAGTTGGCGTCCGAGCCGTAGCCAGCCTGAGAACAGCCGTGCCGTGGTGTGCTCGCCACCGCTGACCTGATCGAACTGCTGCGCACCATGCGCGCCCAGGGCGTGGCGCGCTTCACCCTCCACCCGGACGGCACGCCCAGCGAAGTGGTGCTGGGCAGCATGCCCGTGACGATGCCGCCGATGGCGCCGCCTCGGGTCGAGACCGACGAAGAGCTGCTCTTCGCGCACGAGGGCCTGACCAAGTGATCCGCGAGCCGAGTACCCTGCCGCGCAGCCACATCTCGGGCAGCAGCCGCGCCGACGTGGCGGTGGTGTCGGCCAGCTGGTGGAAAGAGGCGGACCTTTCGAAGCTGGCAAGCAGCGCCGTTGCTGCGGCCAAGGCCATCGAGGCGAGTCCGCAGCAGAAGGAGCGCGAACGCCAGTGGCTGCTACAGGCGCGGCTCTACGCGAACGCGCCCGTGTCGTCGCTGTACCGCATGGGCCTGCGCCAGGTGACGTCCGGCCAGAAGCGCGCCGACGAGGGGCCGGGCAACCGCGTGAACTACAACGTGGTGCAGAGCTGCGTCGACACCGCGTCGGCCAAGATCGCCAAGAACAAGACGCGCGCCCTCTTTCTGACCAGCGGCGGCAACTACGACCAGCAGCAGCGGGCGAAGAAGCTCACCAAGTATTGCGACGGCTGGGCCGCTGGGGTCGGGCTGTACGAGCTCGGGCAGCAGTGCTTCAACGACGCAGGCTGGGCGGACGCTGGCATCGCCCATACCTACGAGGACTACGACGCTGGCGAGGTGATCACGGAGCGGGTGTTGCCGCACGAGATCCTGATCGACGACACGGACGCGATGTATGGCGAGCCGCGGGTGTTGTTCCGCCGCAAGTTCGTGGCGAAAGACCTGCTGATCGAGCAGTACGCCCAGGGCGACAGCGAAAAGGCCAAGTCCGCACGCGCAGCCATCGTGGCGGCCAACCCAGCCGACCCCTTGATGGTGAACGGCGGCCCCACGGACCGAATCGCGGTGTACGAGGGCTGGCACCTGCGCAGCGGCAAGAAGGCCCGCGACGGGCTGCACGTCATCGTCTGCGACGGCGGGCTGCTGTTCAAGGAGGAATGGGACCTTCCCTGGTTCCCGTTCGACAAGTACGTCTGGGGCACGCGGCCGGTGGGCTGGTGGGGCCAGGCGCTGGCCGAGCAGCTGATCGGCATCCAGATCGAGATCGGCCGGCTGATGCGCACCATCCAGCGGTGCCAGCACCTGTGCTCGGTGCCTCGGATCTTGGTGGAGCTGGGGTCCGAGATCGTCGAACAGCACCTGTCGAACGAGGTGGGCGCGATCGTGAAATACCGCGGCACCAAGCCAGAGCTGTGGGTCGCACCTGGCGTGCCTCCTGACCTGTTCGTGCAGCTCGATGCGCTAGTGAAGAAAGCGTACGAGCTGACCGGTATCAGCCAGATGTCCGCGAACGCCAAGAAGCCGGACGGCCTGGACGCGGCGATCGCCCTGCGGGAGATGCACGATATCGAGTCTGAGCGGTTCGTCATCAACGCCCAGCGCTTTGAGAAGTTCTACCTGTCCATCTTCGAGAAGATGATCGCGCTGTCCCGGCGCATGTACGAGAAGAACGTCGCGCTGCGGGTCAAGGCGCCAGGAACCAAGCTGATCGAGGTGATCGACTGGTCCGAGGTGGACCTCAAAGAAGACGCCTACGTGCTGCGCGACTACCCGACGTCAATCCTGCCGACGATGCCCAGCGCGAAGCTGCAGACGGTGCAAGAGCTGTACGGATCGAACCTGCTGTCCGACCAAGGCCCCGCCGCGGTGTGGGCGCGGTCGTTGCTCGACTTCCCGGACCTCGAAAGCTACCTGTCCCTCGAGCAAGCCGGCATGCAGGACGTGCAGCGCCTGATCAGCGGCATCACCGAGCACGGCCGATACGACCCGCCCGACGAGTACATCAGCCGGGACATGGCGATCACGCTGGGGCACAACGCCCTGCTGAAGGCCCGCGCCGACGAGCTACCCGAAGAGCGCATCGAGCTGTTGCGCCGGTTCATTCAAGAGGCGATGGACCTGCCGCAGCCTGGGCAGCCAGCCAGCGCCGCGCCGGCGCCGCCTGCTCCGCCCGGTGGCCCACCGCCTGGTCCACCGCCCGGCATGCCGGTATCACCGGGTCCGATGATTCCCGCGGTGCCGTCCGCCGTGTCAGCGATCCCCGTCGCGCAGTAGGAACGCGGGTGCCGTGGCATGGCAAATCCGAGATTTGGAACAGGCCTACCAGCCGCGCCGGCCTACATCGGAGAGATCTTCGTTGAGCTCGCGACCAACACGGTCTACATCGGCAACGCCGCCCGAGGCTGGAGCGTGGCCAATGTCAACAGCGGCACCGTCGCGGGGCGCGCCGGCGTTCCGATCCTGATCGGCCAGTCCACGTTGGCGGCAGCGACGGGTTATACGTCGCCGTCGTTCGTCGCGGAGTCCTACCAAGAGATTGGGATGGAGATTGACGGCCTCGAAACATCTGCCGCCTTTGACCCCATCCTGAACCTGACCGGCGCAGGCCCGACCGCTGGAGCGGTGTCCGGGGTGTACCGGGTCGCCGGCTCCCAGACCATTTTCGACAACGTCGCGACCATGTACCTTGCCACGCTGGACAGCGCGGGCGGGAACATCAGCGTCCACGGGCGAGTCGCGATCTATCCGCTGGTGACCGGCAGGCTGCGCCACTACTCGAGCGAGTGGCATTCGTCTGGCGTGATCCGAACGAGTACCGCTTGGGGTCAATGCACCGACACCACGAACGGAATCACCGCGGTCGGCTGGACCGGATCCACGTCCTTCACCGGCACGGTCCGCGTGTGGGGCGTGCCCGCCTAACCCCTCCGCCGCCGACTAGGAACGCGCGTGCCGTTGCATGGCGCTCACGATCTCGACGGCATCCAAGAACCTTGGCCTGAACGCTCAGTTTGACGTTCTGAACAGCGGCTTCCTGCGTATCTACTCGGGCACTCGGCCTGCCACGCCGGACACGGCGCTGTCGGGCAACACGCTGCTCGCTGAGCTGACCTTCGGGGCGACCGCCTTTGCGGCTGCCACCGGGGGGACCAAGACAGCGAACGCCATCGGCAGCGACACGAGCGCGGATGCGACGGGGACCGCGACGTTCTTCCGGGCGTTCAAGACCGACGGCACCACGGCGGTGGTCGACGGGACGGTCGGGACCAGCGGCACGGATGCGATCATCAACTCGACTTCGATTGTTGCTGCGACCACCGTTGCTTGCACGTCGATGGTTCTGACCGCGGGAGGGTAACGGCCAGTGGCGACGCTCGTCGCATACTGGAAGCTCGACGAAGCGTCCGGCACCACCGCGGCCGATAGCGCCGGCTCGTCACCGCTCACCCTGAACGGCGGTGGCTTCACGCGCGTCTCCCCGCCGGCCGCGATCTCGTTCACCGACGCGAACGCGCTGCTGTTCGACGGGAGCAACAGCTTCACCGCTGGTGCCGCGACGGGCCTGCCGAACGTCAACGCGGCCCTCTCGCTCTCGCTGTGGGTGAAGTTCACCGGTACCAGCGGCACTCAGCAACTGTTGGTGCTCACCGACAGTGGACTGACGGGATTCCTCCAAATCGCAGAGCGCGGAGCGTTGCTCCGCGCTGAACGAGGTGGCTCAAACGCCATCTCCGACGGCCCCGCGGTGCCGACCGACGGACTCTGGCATCATCTCGCATACACGCAGGACCCGACCGGCTCGGTCACGACGATCTTCTATTTCGACGGCACCGCCTACCCGATGACGGGGGCGACGCTGGACATCGCCGCGACCGACTACGTCGCGATGTCCACCTGGTACCCATTTGGCGGCCCCCTGGAGCCGCTCGACGGCGCCCTGGACGACGTCCGCGTCTACTCGGGCATCCTGACGTCGGGCGAGGTCGCGACGCTGGCCGCCGGGAACGAGCTGGGCGGCGGCAACACGATGACCGTCGCCGGCACCGCGCCGGTTGCGACTTCGGCGATCGCCCTCGCAAGCACCGACAGCCTGACCGTCGCAGGAACGGCGCCCGTCGCCACCAGCGCCATTGCACTGGCGTCCACTGATTCGCTCACGGTTGCCGCCACGGTCCCTGTTGCCACCTCGGCGATCGCCCTTGGCAGCACGGACGTCCTCACTGTCGCAGGGGTCGCCCCGGTCGCAACGATGGCCGCGACGCTCATCAGTCCGGATCGAGTTATCACTGTAGCTGCAACCGTCCCGGTGGCCACCAGCGCCACCGCGCTCGCGTCCACCGACGCGCTGACCGTGTCTGGCGTGGCGCCCGTCGCGACGTCAGCGATCGCGCTGGTCAGCACAGACTCCATCGCGATCGCGGCGACCGTTCCTGTGTCGACGATGGCGGCCACGCTGACGGCCGGCCAGAACAACGTCGCGGTCGATGCGACGGTGCCACCACCGACGTGCGCAGCCGCGCTGGCGTCGACCGACTTCCTGGCGGTGGCTGCGACCGTCCCGGGCGCCACGATGGCGGCCAACCTGACCGCGCCGTACGTCGTCACCGTGGCGTCCGTGGTTCCCGTCGCCACGATGGTCGCCGGGCTGACCGTTCCAGTGGTCTACGTTGATCCGGGCTCGCCCTGGGCGCGCATCCTGAAACCACGGTACGCACGCTGGCGACGACGCACGGACGGTCGCACGTAGGAACGCCCGTGCCGGTGCATGAGCACCGAAGCGAGCACCTCTGCGGCGCCAGCGACTGCGCCACTCCCGAGCAGCATTCCGAATCAGTCGGCCGCGCCGGCTCCCAAGCCCGTGCCCGTCGCCGCGCCCCCCGTGGCTGCGGCTCCCGCTCCCGCTGCAACGCCTGGCGCCCCCGCGGCCACGCCGCCGGTGGCCGCCGAACCGCCCGCCCCTGACCTGTCGCGCGGCTTCGCGCAACTGGCCAGCGAAGAGAAGCGCCTGCGCACCGAGCGCGATCAGTTCAAGGCCGAACGCGCCCAGTTCACGTCCTTCGCCGAGCAGCTGAAGACCGCCCGCAACAACCCACGTGAGGCGCTGAAGCTACTGGGCTACAGCGACGAGCAGGTACTGGCGTCGCTGGCCGGCGAGCCCGAGCCCACTCCAGCCGTCGACGACCGCGTTGCGCGGCTCGAACAGACCATCGCCCAGCGTGACGCCCAGGCGCAGACCGAGCGCCAGCGGCAAGAGGCCGCCCAGCGTGACGCCCAGGCCGATCAAGTCATCGCCAACTTTCGAACCGAAGTGATCGGCCAGCTGAAGGCCGGCGCATCGGACAAGTACGCGCTCATCGCGACGTACGGCGCGGAGAGCGAAGTCACCGCGCGCATCGAAAAGCACCTGCTGGAAAAGGGCGAGCTTCGCCCGTTCGCGCAGGTCGCCGACGAACTGGAGCTGGAACTGGAGGGCAAAGCGAGACGCGCCCTCGAAATCCCGAAGTTGAAGCTTGTACCGAGCGAGAACCGAACCGGCCAGAGCGAGCAGCGGTCCACGACCACCACTCTCACCAACCGCGGCACGAACGGCCCGGCGCCTCCTGCGCTGCCCCCGTTGCCGTACGACCCCGAGGCGCGCACGGCGGAAATCCTCCGTCGCCGCCAGGCGTCCTGACCGGAGGAATTCGCCATGGCATTCGATACCACCACGCTCGCAGACGACCTGAAGAACCGGTTCACGCCGGACTTCATCGAGTCGATGGTCTACCCGCGCAAGCCGCTCTTCGCTGCGCTCAAGAAGATGAAGGAGATGACTGGCGACAAGTGGTTGCAGCCCGTCGTATTCGACGACCTGCAGGCCACCAGCGCCGATCTCGCCACCGCCCAGACGCAGTCCATCGCGGCTGGCCCCGGCCTCGATCGCTTCGAGGTCACGCGCATCAAGAAGTACTCCGTCGCGCGCGTCGACAACGAAACCATCCTCGCCACCAAGGGCGATCAGGGCGCCTTCTTCCAGGCGCTCACCAAGGCCATCGACCAGTCGATGTCCGCGCAAGCGCGGCGTCTCAACTGGGAGATGTACAAGGAGGGATGGGGCGACGTTGGCCAGGTCCAGAACTCGTCCTTCGCTACCACGACCCTGACGCTGACCAACGCGTCAGACGTTGTTCGGTTCAGCAAGGGCCAGATCTTGGTCGCGTCCACCTCGCAGAACGCCGCCGTTCTGAAGGCTGGAACGCTGACCGTCGCTGGCGTCAATCGCGCCGCCGGCACGGTGACCATGACCGGCAACCTGTCGGCCGGCATCGCCACCATCGCTCAGAACGACTGGCTGTTCTTGCAGGGTGACCGGCAAGACTCGGCCACTCCGACCCGCGTCTGCCTCGCTGGCATCGAGGCTTGGTGCCCGGCGACCGCGCCGTCCGCCACGGCCTTCTTCGCGGTGGACCGCACCCAGGACTCCCGTCTTGGCGGTCTCCGCTACGACGGAACCGGGCAGCCCATCGAGGAAGCCCTGATCGACGCGGCGTCGCTGGCTGGTCGCGAAGGCGCGCAGCTGGACTTCGGCGTGCTGAACCCCGTCACCTACGGACAGCTGATCAAGAGCCTCGGCTCGAAGGTCCAGTACGTCCGCATGGAGCAGGGCTCCAACGAGGCCAAGGTGGGCTTCGAGGGCATCAGGCTCTACACCCCGGCCGGTCAGGTCGACTTCTTCCAGGACCAGGACTGCCCCAGCAACCGGGCCTGGATGCTTCAGCTGAACACCTGGTTGTTCGGCTCCATGGGCGACGTGCCCCGGATCATCAACACCGATGGCCTGGAGGTTCTGCGCGGGTCGAACTACGACGGTGTCGAGCTGCGCGTTGGCTACTACGGCAACGCGATCTGCAAGGCGCCGGGCTGGAACATCAACGTCCAGATCTAAGAAGCCGCAGCGCTGGCCGGCGGGCAACCGTCGGCCGCGCTGCACTTCCTAGGGAGACATCCCAATGGCAAATCGTTCCTTCTCTCCGCTCGCTGGCTCCGTGAAGAAGGGTGTAATCAAGCTCTTCGGCAAGTTCCTCACGACCACCAGCGGCACGCTCGACACCACCGCGGCGAACTTCACGTCGCTCAAGAAGGCCGGATTCACGCTGACCAAGGTGGCCGGCACGGGCCGCTACGGCGTTCAGCTCGGACTCAGCGCAACGAACCCGGACAAGTACCAGGGGCTGCTGGCCGTGCACGCCGTCCCGAACGGCGCGACCACGGCGGCATACACCACGGCGAAGGGCATGCACGCCTTCCCGCGGAATGTGGCGGTGTCAACGACTGGATACTTCGAGATCCAGTTTGCGCGCACCGACACCATGGCGGACGCCGAGGTCGAGGACGGCGCGACGATCTACATCGAGATCACTCTCGACAACAGCTCCGTGTGACCCATGGAGAGCGCCAAGCAAAAGCTCGCGTCGGCCATCCTGCGGTCCCCGCGCGTGAAGGATCTCGACTCAGATCCTGACCGCACGCCCGTGGAAAAGCCGGAAATCGTCGGCCTGCAAGATGCCATGCGAAAGCTCGGCAAGGCGCTGGCCGAAGAGGACGCCCCGCGCGCGGCCGAGGCGTTCCGCGACGCCTGCGCCATCTGCGACGGGTATGAGACCAGCCCGAGCGGGCCACCCCAGGCCGCAAAGGACTGACCCCGGGTGGCAACCACCCTCCTACAATTCCGCGACCAGGTCCGCGACCGTGCCGATCTGGTCGCGGACAATTTCGTCCTCGACGCGACGTTGACCACGTGGATCAACAAGTCGATCGCCGAGCTGTACGACTTGCTGATCCAGGCGTCGGAAGACTGGTACCTGGCCAGTGCGCCGGTCACCGTGAATTCAGGCGGCGTGAGCTTCCCCGTGCCCACCGGCATGATTCGCTGGCGCGGCCTCGACCGACGCATCGGCGGAACCGACTACACCCACGTCAAGAAGGGTGTCTTTCGCGAGCGCCTGACGTACACCGAGCCGCGCTACATCTTGGCGGGTGGCACGGTCTACATCTACCCGACCACCAGCGCGCCTGGCACCTACCTGCAATGGTACGTACCGGTCTTCACGCCCCTGGCTGCCGACGGCGACACCTTCGACGGCATCAACGGGTGGGAGGAGTACGTCATCGTCGACGTAGCCATCAAGTGCCGCGTGAAGGGCGAGGAAGACGCGTCAGATCTGTTCACCGCCAAGGCGATCCAGCGAGCGCGCATCCAGACCATGGCGGCGAGCCGTGACGGCTCGGAGGCCCCGCGCATCACCGACGTGCACGCCGACGATCTGAACGACGCCGATTCCTGGTGAGCCATGTCGGAGTTCTGGAACGCCAGCGGCAATCGGAACACGGACGCCTCCCAGCAGCGGATCGCCCAGCTCGAGGCCGCGCTTGAGGGGCCGCTCCCGCTCCGCGTTCTGAGCCTCGCGACGTCGGGCACGTTCGACCCTGCCGCGCGCCTGGTCCGCTACGTCGGGGCCAACGCAGCGGACGTCATCACGCTTCCCACCGCGAACGCCCAGGGCGCCGGCACGGGGCAACTGGTCGTGCTGGTGAACACCTCGGCCGTGGCGATCTCGGTCGTGCCGAGCGGCGCAGACACGCTCAACGGCGCTCAAACGGCCTACGCCTTGGCGGCCACGTCGGCGGTCGTGTTCGAGTCCGATTCGCAGGGCGCATGGTGGGCGGCGCTGGTGCCGGACGCAACGGGGCGGCTCCTGCGGTCGACAGTGCTCACCGGAACGACCCTGGCGGTGTTTGCCGGGACCAAGTCCTACCGCGTACGCCTGTGGGGCGGCGGCGGCGGCGGCGGTGGCGTCATCAGCGCCATCGCGGCGGCCGGCGGCGGTGGGGCAGGTTCCTATGCCGAGCGCGTGGGCAATCCCATTGCAGCCTCGTACACGTTTGCCCTCGGCGCAGGCGGCACAGGGGGGTCGACCGCCGGGGGCGACGGCGGCAACGGGGGCAGTTCGATATTCAGCGCAGGCGGCGTGACCGTCACCGCCCCGGGCGGCACCGGCGGCGCGGGCGACGCGGCAGGTACCGCAGGAGCGACCAGCAGGGGTCTACGAGGCGGACCAGGGGGCGCGCTCGCGACAAATGGCACCACGAACGGCGGCGGCGCCCCAGGGCAGCCGTCGGTCATGGTTCGGATCAACTTCGCGGACATCATGGCCATCAGCGGCGCAGGCGGTAGCTCGTCCATCGGCGGTGGCGGCCTCGGGCATGCGCGCCCGTTCACGACCACCGCGGCGGGGAATGCAGCCATTGGGCCAGCTGCGGGCGGCGGCGGCGCCATCGACGACGGAACGGCAGCGCGGGCGGGCGGGGCCGGTGGGGCGGGCTACGGGATCCTGGAAGAGTTCGCCTAGATCCCCATTTCTTCAAGCAGCGCCGTAGCCCCCTGGCAGGGCCCCTTGAACCAGCGGCAGTCGTGGTTGCTGCATCCACCTTCGCCGGCCTGTTCGCTCGCGGCGTGCGCCATTTCGTGAGTCAGCAAGGCGCATCCCCAGTCATCACGGAGCGCGCTGATCAAGACGCCATCGGGCAGCGCCACCGTGATGACGCCGTTCAGCTCGTCGCCAGTCACGCAATCGCCGGTCTGGTCGTGGTAGCCGAGGCCATCCATGCAGTCGAGCCCCTTGCCGTACCAATAGACAGTGGGGAGCGAGCGCATTCCGTAGGTGTCGGCGACCGCCTGGATCGCTTCCCCGGCGCCCGTGGGCGCTTCGACCACCTTCGCCGGATCAACCTCGATTTCCAAGGCGCACCCCGAAAAGGCCCACGACACCACCGCCGCCAGAATTAACGTCTTCATGTTGAGATGATACATACGATACAGATGACACGCTACAAAGAAACGACGGTGCCGTGGCATGGCCAAGCCGCAGCGCACGACGTTCCAGGTCCCCTTGGTTGGCGGCCTGGACCAGAAGACGGCGCCCGAGCTCGTACAGCCCGGAAGCTTCCTGGAGATCGAGAACTGCTGGCGGGATCGGACTGGCGAGCTGCGGAAGCGCTTCGGATCGGCCGCCCTGCCGACGACCACGACCGCCGGCGGCACCGTACCGGCAGTGACCGGGCCACAGTTCCTGGGGAAGCAGCGGAATGGCCTGTTTCGAGTGGACACCGGGCGCATGGGATCGGGAGGGTCCAACTGCGACTCGGCGGCTTACGACCCCAGCGCCGGGAGATGGTTCGCCCTGGACAATACGGGACCGGGGTTCGATGGGACCATGTTGCCGGCGACGATCTGCGGGCTGCAGTCGGCGCTTGACCGGTCGCTGCCCGACGCCGCGGTCGCCACCAATGGTCTAGCGGTCGTCGCCAACGAGCTGGAATCCACGGCGAACGGCGTCGGCTACGCGGTGATCGACACGGCCACCGGCAACATGGGGGTCAGCCCATGGTCAACGGTCGGCCGGCGCCCGCGGTGCGCGTCGGCTGGCGGCTACCTGGTTGCGTTCTACATGGACTTCACGAACAAGCTGTTCGCGCTCGTCTGGAATTCCGCGGCCCTGACCGGGCCGACCAGCTACCAAATCGCTACCAACGTGACGGCGGCAGAGCCGTACTTCGACGTCATCCCGAGACCCGGTGCTTCCACGATCTGCATCGCCTACCTGAACAACGCTGCCACGATCACCGGCCTCGAATTCAACCCTGCCACCGGCGCCACGGTCACCAGCGCCACCTTCGGAGCGGCCACCAACGCCGACCAGTGCATGGCGTGGGCGGAAGACCTGACCGGCTCGGGCAGCTACTACCTGATCACCGCTGGCAGCGTCGGCGGCGTCGTGGTCCGCACCTTGTCGACGGCGTTCGCGGTCACCGCCACGCAGACGTGCGACGCGGGCGCCACGACCAACGTGCGGAACCTGACGGGCTATCTCAGCGGCTCGGGCTCGGACAAGCGGATCTACTGGGAGCTGGCCGCGTCGCCGACTTACAACACCTCGCTCCGCTTCGCCTCAATCGTCGGCGGCGTCGTCGCGGCATCGACGATCATTCGGGGTGTGTGCCTGGGGTCGAAGGCCTTCCGTCGCGGATCGGGGTTCAACTACTTCGTGGTCCTGACCTACGACTCGACGATCCAGCCGATGCACGCCGTGGCCATGCTGACCACCTCCAACGTAACCGGCGATCGGCCCATGGTCATCGGCAAGATCTTCCCCGGCGAGGGCGGCGGTCGGACCGCGCGGCAAGGCTCGCTGCCGGCGGTGACCGCGATCTCGGGCTCGGGGACGTCCGCTGCGACCTATGCCGTGGCCCTGCCTCGCACGATCGCTGTCGAAACCGTCGCAGGCTCCGCGTTCCAGCTCCGCAACACGCAGCTGATGAAGCTGGACTTCACGAATGCCGACCTCGGCCTGTCGATCGAGGCGGGAGGCGTGGCGGTGGCTCCGGGCGGGATCGTCAAGGTCTATGACGGCGGATTCGGCTTCATGGCGAGCAACCACCTGTTGTTTCCCGAGGCGCTGACGTCGACGCCCGCCCTCGGCGGGTCGCTGACCCTGCTCGGGAACTACAAGTGGCAGGCCCTGTACAAGCTCATCGACGGTGCGGGACGGGTCCACTGGTCCGCCCCGTCCGCCGTTGTGTCGTCTACGCTCACGGGGGCGAACCAGTCCAGCGCGATCACGGTGCCGACGCTACGGATCGACCTGCGCGCCTTCTCGGTGTCGATTGTGCTGTTTCGAAACATCGCCAACGGGCAGGTCTTCTACAAGACCGCCGAGACGGCCAACGATGTCACCGTGGACACCGTGACGTTCAACGACGTCACCGCGGACAGCACTATAACGGCGAACGAGTACCTGTACACCACGGGCGGCGAGTTGCCCAACTTCGACGCGCCCGGCCTGTCGTGCGTCATCGAGTACAAGGGGCGCATCGCCGGCATCCGGTCGGAGGACCGCCGAGCCGTCTGGTACTCGAAGCTCTTCCGAAACGGCGTCTTCCCGGGCTTCCACCCCACGTTCACTTTGACCTTTGACGCCTTCGACGGGGACCTGACCGCCCTGGGCGTGCTCGACGACAAGATGATCTTCTTCAAGCGCGCGACCATCTACGCGCTGTCGGGCGACGGGCCTGACGACCGCGGCGCTGGCGGGTTCGCCGATCCCCAGCAGATCACGAACGGGCAGGGCACCATCAACCCGCGCTCCGTCCTGCAAGAGCCGGCCGGCCTGTGCTTCGAGGGATCGCGCGGCATCTGGCAGCTCACGCGCGGTGGCGAGCTGAACTTCATCGGCGCGCCGGTGCAGTCGTACTTCAGCGGGACCGGACGGGACATCACCGGCGCCGTGCACCTGCCCGACTACAACCAGCTCCGATTCTTCACCGCCGCGGGCCGCACGTACGTCTGGGACTACCAGCAGCGCCAGTGGTACACCTTCACGGGCCAGCCGGCGGGCGCAGCGGTGGCGATTGGCTCGACGGTTTACTGGGCGCACCCTACGACTGGCGTGGTCAGCTACGAAACCGTGGGGGCCTACGGCGACAACGGCACGGGCTACGCGCAGCGAATCGTGCTGCCCTGGCTGGCGCTGGCCGGGATCGCCGGCTTCGAGCGGCTGAAGCGGCTGCTGCTGACCGGCGAGAACGCCGGCACGCACACGCTGAAGGTGTCAACATACCTGAACTACCTGGACACCCCGATCGCTTTCCCCGCGAAAACCATCGCCGGAACCGCGGCGTGGCCCGAGCCCGAATTCCGCATGGACATCCAGCGGTGCACGGCGGCCAAGTTCGTGATCGAGGAAAGCGCGGCCAACACCGGCGCGGGCTTCCGCCTGTCCGCCGCGACCGTGGACGTGGCGGTCAAGCCCGGCACGCGACGCCTCCCGGCCGCTTCGCGCGGGACGTAGTTCCCGGACATCTTGTCCGCTAAGTCACCGCGTCACCCAGGAACGCGCGTGCCCGGGCATGGGCTTTTGGGACACCGTCGGCAAGGTCGGAAAGGTCGTACTTGAAACCAACCCGGTGACGGCGATCCCGACGTGGACGTACGAGACGGCCACCGGTGGCAGGGGCGCCGAAGCAACGGCGGATGTTGTCGGGGATGCCTGGGACAAGCTGCACGGGGCTGCCGCGCCACCTGCGCTGCCGCCGCCGACGTCCAACGCCCCCCCGGCGCTTCCGCCGCCGACTGACCCGACCCAGGTCGATCAGGATAGGTCAGCGTCGCGTGATCTCCTGGCGCACCTGCTCGGGCAGTACGACAACTACCAGGGCCAGGCGGCTCCGCAGGCGGGTTACTCCACCGCGGCCCCCGTCGCAACGTCGCAAGGAAACACGTCGGAGGCCGCCAGTTGGGCTCCCGTGGCGACCGCCCAGGGCGGGCAGGTCACGGCGGCGCAGGTGGCGCCTATGTCATTCGGCGGACCGATGTCCGCTGGCGCGTCCAGCTCGGGCGCGGCACAGCAGGCGCTGGCGGCGCTCGCTGATCCGGCGACCACCTACGCGGGCGCCCAGATCGACAAGACGGACAGCAATGAGCTGCGCGCGCGCCAGCTCTCGCTTGCCGACGCGATCACCGCCGCGATGAATGGCCAGGGCACCAGCGTCGCCCAGCAGCAACTGCAGATGGGGCTCGACCAGGCGCTGCAGCAGCAGGCCGCGATCGCCGCGAGCTCGCGCGGGCAGAACGTCGGCCTTGGGCAGTACAACGCCGCGATCCAGGGCGGGGCGCTGAGTGGCCAGGCGAACGCGCAGGCGGCGTTGCTGCGCGCACAGGAGATCGCCCAGGCCCGCGCCCAGCTCGGCGACGTGCTCAACACCACGCGCGCCGGGGACATCAACCTCGCCGAAAACCAGGCCGGGCTGACGAATCAGGCCGGCATGTTCTCGGCCGACCAGGTCAACCGCGGCAACCAGTTCAACGCCGGCCAGAAGAACACCGTCGGCATGTTCAACGCCGACCAGTCGAACCAGAACCAGCGCCTCGACGCGCAGCTGGGCACGCAGGCGTCCATCGCCAGCATGACCAGCGGCAACCAGTACAACGCGCAGATGAACGCCCTGGCGCAGGCCCTGGCGATTCAGAACGGGCAGTGGAATCAGGACACCAGCCTGAGCAACGCGCAGCTCGGGCAGCAAAACAGTCAGTTCAACGCCGGCCAGTCGAACAGCTACAACCAGGCGGTGGCGGCGGCCCTGCAGCAGAACAACCAGTTCAACGCGACGCAGGGCCAGCAGAATAGCCAATTCAACGCCGGCCAGTCGAACGCCTACAACATGAACCAGGCGGGGCTGACCCAGGGAGTGAACCTGGCGAACCTGGGCGCCCAGCTGCAGACGCAGGGGCTCAATCAGCAGGGACAAAATAACCTGCTCGCAGCGATGCTGACCGGCAACGGCCAGCTGCTTGGGGCGGACGCGTCGATGTACGGGACGCAGACCGGTGCCTCGACCCAGCTCGGGGTAGCCCAGATGCAGTCCGATCTGGCGCGGTACCTGCAGCAGCAATCCATCAACGACAAGAACAACTTCAACATGAAGGACTATTTGAACGCCATCACGGGCATCGTCGGCGTCACCAACCAGAAGTAGAGAAACGCCGGTGCCGGGGTGTGCACACCGACCCCGTGACTGGCCAGATGGTGGCGGACCCCAGTGACAGCCTCGCGCCTGGCATCGCCCCGGGGCAGGTCGCATCGACCGAAACCGCGGGCACCAGCACGTCCAGGGGCGCCCTCGTCCCTGCCGCGCAGGCTCGCCTTGCCGCTGGCCGCACCGTCGAACAGCAGGCTGCGGCGGGGCTTGTCGACGAGACGCAGAAGGCCGGGCAGCTCGCCGAGCAGAAGGCCCGCGCCGAGCAAGAGAAGGCCAACCGGGAAGCGGCGGTCAGCGCCGAGTACAACCAACGCCGGCTTGCGGCGATGGACCAGGCCGACAAGGATCTGCAGGCGGCGCGCGCCAACCACAAGCAGGCGTTCGACGACTACCGCAAAATGGAGATCGTCCCGTTCTTCGCCGATAAGGATCCGGCCACGGGCGCCACCAAGACGAACGTTGGGCGCATGGTACTGGCCGCGATCACGGTGGGGCTGGGCGGGCTGAACCAGCGATACAACGGCGGGCGCAACACGGCGCTCGAACAGCTCGACAAGACGATTGACGGCTACTTCGCCCGCGAGCGCGAAAAGATTCTGCGCGCCAAGGACGACGTGAACGAGGCGAAGGGCATGGAGGGCGACGTCATCTCTCGCCAGACGTTCGCGCTCAAGAACCTGGACATCAAGGAAGCCGCGGCGCGCGCCAACATCGCTGACCAGATGAAGGTCAAGCTGGCAGATCTGGGCGTGCCAGCGGCTCAGATTGAGAGCAACAAGGCGGTGCTCGAGCAGCAGCAGAAGGCCGCCGAGAAGCTGCAAAAGGTGGACGACTCGGAGCGCACGCACATCGTCGCGACCCACACCAAGGCGCTGCAGGCGCCGGGCGTTGGGCAGGTATTCGGCCCTGGCGGGCAGCCGCTGGTCGACGTGGGCGACAAGGTGAAGGCGAAGGACATCAACGCCGCCATCGCCAACGCGCGCGAGATGAAGGCTTCGATTCGAGAGCTGGCCGAGTTGGACCAGAAGGGCTTGTCCGTGCCGTTGGTCGGCGAGACGGCGCAGCGTCGCGAGGCCCTGCGGTCGTCCATCCTGCTCAAGGCGAAGGAGCAAGCGAAGCTCGGCGCGCTGTCGGGCGGCGACATGTCGATTATGGAAAGCCAGCTCGGCGGGAAGCTGTCCGACTCGACGGGCATGGGCCGCGGGGCTCGCCTCGACGAGATGGGTAAGCTGCTGGACCGCGGGACCGCCGCGTTCCTGGACAGCCAGGGCCTGGCAGGCTCCAAGCTGATGGAGCGCGTGGGCGTCACCGGCGCTGCGGCACCACCCGAGGGTCGCGCGCCCGCGAAGCCTGCCGCGGCTGCCAAGCCGGCGCCAGGTGGTGGTCTGTCCACCCAGGACCAGGCAAAGCTGCGGCTCCACCTGAAGCGCAATCCCAACGATCCGCGCGCCGCCGACATTCGCGCGGCGCTGGGGATGTAATGGACTCGATCGACGAGATCCTTGCCAAGGCGCGACCGACCGCGCCGGCTGGCGACGCGATCGACGCGATCTTGGCGAAGGCTCGACCCAAGGAGTCCTTCGACGAGATCCGGAAGCGCGTCGGCGCACCGCCCGCCGAAGAGGGAGCGCCGCCCCGGCAGTTCGCGCCCACGGGCACGCTCGGTGAGATCCTGGCGTCGCTGACTGCCCAGAAAGCCGCACAGCCCACGCTGATGCAGCGGGCGCGGCAGACGGCGGGCGGCATCGCTGCAACCTTCGTCGGTGGCGCACGCGCTGCTGGGGAGGGCATCGCGCACCCCATCGACACGATCACCAGCGGCCCGCGGCGGCGTCAGTTTGAGCGCGGGATCGACGACATGGTGACGCTCGGCTACGGCCAGCGCCTGGCGGCTCGGCTCGGCAACGCCATGGGCGACACGCCCGACGTGGCGATCGGGCCCGAGACCCTCGGCGGTGGAATCGCCGGCAGCGGTGGCGCCCCGGTAGCGAACACCCAGGGCGCTGATCAGGCCGCCGCGCCCGAGTTCCGCCAGCTCGGCAACCTAGCCGGGGCGGCGCTCCCTGGCGCGACCAGCGGCATCGCCAACGCCGGCATGCGCGCGGCCCGCGCCGTGGTGCCCATCCCGGCGAATCAGGCCCTTGCCGCTGCGCTGGGGGCCGGCCGTGGCATCGCTGGCTACCAGTTCGCGGCGCCCGTGACCTCGGCGCTGTCCGCTGGCGCCGAGGGGAATCGCATCGGTGCAGCGCTGGACACGGCGACCGATCCGGTGGGCAACCTCATCGCGGGCGGGATCGGCGGGCTGGCGGGTGGCGCGCCCGCGCGCGTCCAGCAGCGCATTATCCAGGACGTGCCGCACGGTGAATCGACGGCCAAGCTGTCAGTCGCCAAGAAGTTCGCCGAGCGAATCGGCGAGGACGGCGAGAACCTGGGGTCGATGCTCGATCGCGATCCCAAGCTCGAGAAGACGCTGGCGATCAACGCGAAGGGCAACCCCGGCGGCGTGGTCAAAACGGTGCAGACGCGCATCGAGAAGATCAGCGACACCACCGATCACATCTACGACCAGATCGACAAGGCGCCCGACAAGCGTTTCGTGAGCGGCCCCGACGTCGGACGCCCACAGGGCGGCATCGATATCAGCGCCATTGACGGCAAGTTCGCGGCGCTGGCCGAGAAGGCGAAGGCCGCGGGCAAGGTGGAGCAGCTCGGGCCGATCGCCAAGGCGCGTAAGGCGCTGGCCGACAACTTCGGCTCGGAGATGGAAGACGGCAGCATGGCGGTGATCCCCGGGACCATTCTGCCGGCGCGCAGCGTCCGCAACTTCGCCAACGGGATCGGCGAGGTCGCCTTTGCTGGCGATCCGACCGTGGTCCCGAAAACCCGCGTCCAGGCGCAGCAGGGCCTATACCGTGCCGTCACCGACGTGATCGAGGACGCCGCCAAGGGCGCACCGGGCGTGAACGTCGCGCAGCTCAAGCTGGCGAACCGGGACATGTCGATCCTGCTGCCCATGCGCGACATGCTGAAGGAGCGCGCGGCCAAGGAAGCCGTCGGGCGCACGTCGCTCTACTCGGTGCTCGGCGGTGGCGGCGTGGGCGCAACGGCCGGCGCTGCCGTAGGGGGCGCGGTCGGTGGGCTGCCTGGCGCCTGGGTCGGGGCAAAGGTGGGCGCGGGTGTAGGAGCAGGAGCAGGAGCAGCGGCGGGTCGTGCGGGACGGACGCTCGACTACAACCTGATGCAGGCGGCCCGAAAGCAGGGGGGCGTGCCGGCGGCGTCCAAACTGATGGGGCTCGCGCGCGGCGGGGCGACCGATGACGAGATCCAGGCCGCCGCCAACCAGCTCGGCATCAAGTTCGCCGACTGAATCAGAGCGCCGCCAGCGGCGCGACCGTGAACGTTCCGTCGGTGTTGAAACAGCCCGTTCGGATGGTGGCCCCGGTGCCCCCTGATTCGTCCGGTGCGCGAACGAAGGAAACGATCGAAGCCGTGTAGGAGATCACGAGATCGTCCTTGGACGCCAGTCGGTAGCCCACGTAGCCCGGCTGATGGGCGCGCGTCGCACAGGTTGCCGCCGTTGGCGTCATTGTGATTTTCCCAGACGAAACCTCAAAGGTGCCATCCTCGAAATCGGCATTCGCCGCCTGGGATGATCCTGGCTCGGCGCAGAGACCACCAAGTCTGTACTCGTCGCCGTGAAACGAAAAGAACGTCCCGCACAGCTCAGATATTTGTGATGCCCAGGTGCCCTCAAGCCCGGCTTCCGCCGCCGGAGACCCACTGCTGCCACATCCGACCAAGAGCGCCACCGCTGCCAACCGTTTGAACATGCCCCACAGGGTGCAGCGGCCCACGGCGCCCGCGCAATCCTGAACGTTGGCGCAGGCCCTACTTGGCCGCAACGCGCGTGGTCGCCGTCTCGGTCTGCTTGGCGATGTCCGGGGCCTTGCCGCCAGCGGGCGCCTCGGCCTGGCGCTGCTTGTCCTGCTGAAACGACAGGTGGAGCCGCGCCGCGAGCTCGGGCGTGACGGTCTCGGCGCCCAGGAAGATGCGCAGCAGCCGATCGCGGCGCCACGGCAGTTCGAAGCTGGCCTTGTGCGCCACCAACTCGGTCAGGCTCGCCGGTACCGATTCGGCCACGTCCTGGTAGAGCAGCGGGTAGCACCCGGCCATGACCGCCTGCTCTTCGCGCAGCAGCGTGCCGGACTCCATGTTGTCGATGACCCGCATCGGGTCGTGAACGATGGTCAGCGCGCGGCGCAGGCGGGCCAGCGCGGTATCGGGCGGCGGCTCCACCTTCGGCCCCGTGGCGGTCTTGCGGTTGTAGATCGGCACGAACGGGCGCAGCACCAGCAACGCGCGTTCCGTGGCCTGATGGAGTGCCAGCTGTTCGGCCCCGTCTTCGATGCCGGACAGCGTCTCGATCCGCGCCTCATCGTCGGGGGGCGCCAGCAGCCGGGACATGGTCTCTTTGAACTTGACCGGCGTGGGCAGCTTGAACGGCTCGAAGCTGTCCGGCCCGCCCAGGAACTTCTTCATCGCCGCGCGCAGGCGCTTGGGGAGCGCAGCGGCATCGCGGCGCATCTCCTGGGTGATCTTGGTCGGCCCGGTCGCCAGCACTTCATCGAGGCCCACGACGGCTAGAAGCGCTTCGCCGAGCACTGCGATCGCTGGAGTCATGCCAAGGCACCGGCGTTCACGAAGGAACGGGCGTGCCGGAGCATGGGCGTCAGCCGAATCGACAAGGTGATCATCGACCCAGCCGGGGCAAACAACATGACCGGCACCGCAACGGTCCTGTCGACGCCGATCCGGATGGACTCGCTGCAACAGCTGTCCCTCGAAGGCACCTACACCGGCACGCCCACTGGCGCGTTCACCTGGGAAGACTCGGACGCCTACGATCCGGTCACCAACCCGAACGCCACGTTCTTCACGCTAGCGACCACCGCGGCGCTGCCGAGCCCCGCGGGCGCTGGCGGGTCGTTCATGGTTGCCGTCACCAAGCGCGGGAAGTGGGGCCGCGTGCGCTACGTCAACGCCAGTGGCACCGGTCAGGCGACGGTGCGCGCGTTCGGCACCGGGGTCGTGTAGTGACCACGCCAGCCGGCCTTCGTGCCGTCGGTGCCGCGGATGTCGTCCCCGACATGCGGACGTGGTGGCAGCGCAACGACAAGGCGCTGGGCGTCATCATCGGGTCCGCGTTGCTGACCGTCCTGGGCGGAGCAGGCGGACTGACCGGGCTGGCGAAGCTCGTCGGGCTGGCCACCGGCGCCGAGCTGGCCGAGGTCAAGAAGGACATGGCTGCCGTCGTGAAGGCGCAGCAGATCGCCGCCGAAGTCGACGCCGCGAACGTGGCCGCGCTGAACAAGAAGCTCGATGTCATCGCCAAGGACGCGAAGGCAGCGCGCGCCGCGGTTCTGCCGCGGGGCAAGAAGAAACCGCCCACCGAGGGGAGCCCGAGTGAATGAGCCATCCATCCACGGAGATGCCGACAGTGTCTGGGATCGGGTGTGGCGCGGGCGAGCGTCTTCCGTCAGACGAAATCTCTACAACTTCTCCGTCCAGGCGGCACGAATCGCGACTCTTGGCGCAGAAGGCGCAAGACTTGTCGACGCGCTTCCAGAACCGGATCGCCAGGTGGAAATCCTTGGCGTCGCAGACGAGCTAGACGCGCTGGGCGACCTGACGAAGGCCGCCGCGCGGACCCTGCGGTCCGAGGCCGGCGAGCGCCGCCACGGCGTTCCCAAGGGCTGGCTGCGGAGGTTGTTCGGTGGCTGACATCCCGCCCGATGACGAGATCGAACTCGACGCGTCGGAGCTGATTCCACCGCCCGAGCTCGACCCGTTCGGCGACGACGAGCCCACGCTGCGCGACCTGCGCCGGCTGTGCCCTGGCTGCGCTGGCGAACAGTTCCGCCTCGAGGAAACCGATCAGCCGCCAGCGTCACACGCCCAGGCGTGGCGCCGCGGTCCGCTGCGCGCCGGGAAGCCCGTCTACGAAGAGGGCGCATGTCGGGGCAACCGGACGTGGTACTGGTGCCAGCGACACGAGGAATACGCTCACACCGGGGCGCTGGTGATCATCAGCAAGCCCGGCGAAGGTGGGATGCTCGTGTTCTTCTTCCCGGACCGTCGCATCGAGGTGCTGCCGGTCGCCACGGACCGGAGGCGCAGGTGAACCTCACCCCGGGCGAGCTGGCCCGCATGCAGCGGCTCACCGCCGAGACGCGGGAGCGCGTCTGGCGTGTCATCGACGACATGGCCGGGCGCGGCTTCGACGTCTACGTCGGGAGCACCGCGCGCACCGCCGAAGAGGTCGCCAAGGCCGTGGCTGCTGGGCGGGCGTCGCAGGGCATGAGCCACGACTGGCACATGCTCGGGCGCGCCGCTGACCTGCGCCAGCGCAAGGCCACGGGCGGCCCGAACTTCGACCAAGGGCCAGCGTCAGAACCGTTCTGGCGCGCGCTGTACGAGGCGGCGACGGCTCACGGGCTGCGCTCCCTGGCGTACAGGCCTGACGGCTCGAAGCTGCTCATCCACGGGGCCAAGGGGCCGATCTGGGACAGCGGCCACGTCGAATGGCGCCAGCCGTACGCCACGCTGGCCGAAGCAATCGCAACAGAGGGGGCCGCATGAAGGTCGACGTCAAACAGGTCGAAGGGTTCGCGGTCAAGCTGCTGGACGGCACCGCCAAGGTGTTTCCGGTGACCGCGCCGATCGTGGTGCTCATCGAGGGCATCCTAGAGCTGGCCGACGAATACGGCATCATCCCGCACGAGCTGCCCGCCGAGCAGGTAGCAGCCATGGCGGCAGGGCTGGCGGCGCTTCGGGCGAGCGCGATTACGAGCGATCGGGCGCGTCGCCGCTAGTCCATCAGGACCGTCGGCGCTGGCACCTGAATCGTCACGCCCACGCCAGGCCCCTTGCTCGCCACCGTCCCGGCAACCGTCTGCCACCGGTCATTCCACGCGCGAATCCATCGCCAGCCGTCGCCCTTGAGCACGCCAGCGGCAACCAGGCCATCGAGCACCAGCTTTCGCCCGCCCGCCGCGACGTTGTCCGGGTCGCGCCGCTGGTCCTTCTCGACCCAGTCGAACGTGATCAGCACCGGCCGTTCGAAGGGGCCGGGCTTGTCGATGCGCGCGGCCTTCGCCAGCGCCCAGATCGTGTCGGTCCATTGGCGTTTCAGGCGCGCGTAGGCCATGCCACGGCCGCCGCTGCCTTTGGCGGCGGCCAGTAGTTCGTTCAGGCCGGGCAGGGGGCCGGGCACCCACAAGACAGCCATCGTGGCTGTACGGTTCACCGTCGCCCCCTCGTCGCGCGCTTGATCGCCTCGACCACGGCGTCCGTCCACTGCCACCGCCCGGCGCGGACCGACGCCAGCAGCTCGCGGCGGATGCGACGGCGCTCAGCGGCAAGCCCCGCTCTCTGTCGCTTGCACTGGCAGCCGCCAGGGCCGAAGCAGACAACCCCGCGCGTGCAGCTCATCGTCGAACCTCCTTGACCGCGCACCCGAGGCAACGCACGATCGGCAGCTTGAAACCCGAGGACCTCGTCAACGAGATCGTGCGCGCCAGGGCCGCCTTGGAAGAGGCGCGCGCGAACGTCACGCGCTTGACCGAGTACATCGGCGCCTTGGAGCTGGCCGCAAAATTAAAAGACCCATCGTTGACTCGCACGCGTATCAACCGTATCGTATCAACCGTGCAGCTGCAAGGGTCACCGAAGATTTCTGGCGATACGAAGCGGGCCGCTGGCCGCGCTACTCGCAAGAGCGAGGCCCAGCGCCGGCTGTACGAGCGGGACATGACGATCGCCAAGCTCGCCGAGAAGCTGGGTGAGGGCAGGGCGCGAGTATCGAAGTGGTTCGGGACGGCCGAGGAAAACCGGCCCATTCCCCGCCGCTACGCGGAGCTGCTGCTCAAGGAATACGGGATCCCGATGTCCGCCTGGGCGAGGATCGCGGAGTGAGCGCGCAGACGTGTCCGTCGATCGGCCCGCACGGAGAGCCGTGCATTTTTATCCCCGGCCACGAAAGCTCTGGCCTACAGCACGAGGACGGCCGAGGACTCCACTGGGGGCCGGCATGCGCCCTCGGCCACCGTCGGGCATCTCCCTGTCCGAAGTGCCATCGCCCACGAACCGACAAAGGCCACGGCATCGCCCTGTTCGGCGGGAATTGGTACTTCGTCTGCCAGCCCGAAGAAATCGACGGCTATCAGGAGCCGGCCGCCGTGCTCGAGCGGTGCGAACGGGTGGACTTCTTCCCCGGCGAGCCCAGATAGTTTCCGGACGCCGCGTCCGTTAATTCGGCGCGTCAGGATCGTATCATCCGTATCGTTTGTCCCTTGCGCGTTATCGTATCGTCCGTATCATGTGGATATGGACAACGACACGACGCTCGAGAGCATCGACGAAGAGAAGACGGTCCCGGTGCCGGCCGTCCCGATGGCCGAACTGGTGAAGCAGCCGCGCTATCCCGTTCGCGGCTGGGACGGCGACCACAACAACGGCGTTGACGACCGCGCAATGCGCGGCTGGGGGCGGTCGTGGTGACCGTCTGCGCGAAGCTGGGGCCGCACGGGCTGCCCTGCGTGATGCCGGACGGCCACGACCGGTATCACTACGACGGGAAGGGGCGCCTGTGGAGCAGCGTCGCCTACGCCGTCGCCTGGGCGCCCCCTCCCGTGGTGGCGCCCGTCGTGACCAGGCTCGCCGCCCAGGTCACCGAACGACTGGCGACGCTTGATCGGGTGCGACCGCTGCTGAACGCGGCGATCAAGGACGCGCCGCCTGACCAGTTGGCCGCCATGACGATCCTGGCCGTCGAGGTCAGCAAGGCGATTCTGCGGGGCGGGTCGTGACCAGTCTTCAGATCGCGCTGGCGAGCCTGGACGCGTTCGTCATCGTGGCGGGCGCGTCGGTCGTCGGCAATCTGCTGGCGGGCCGGATCCAGCGTTGGTGGGGAGAGATGCGCTTTCGCCGACTGAAGCGCCGCCTGCGCGCGAACCCGATCGAACTGCCGCAACCCGACTGGGAGGCAGCCTTTGGACACATCGGCATCGTCCGGAGCCCCGCTCCGGGCGGACGGTGCGCCCACCTGCGCGAGCGCGAGCTCTGCGACGAATGCAACGAACCGAAGAAGGGAGGCTGAAAATGGGTACCGACGTTCGAGCGATGTACGACAAGGAATTCCTGTACGCCTATGACCTGGGCGGCAAGGACGTGACACTCACCATCGAGAAGGTGGTGCGCGGCGAGTTGGTGGGCACCGGCGGGAAGAAGAGCAAGAAGCCGGTGGTCTACTTCAAGGAGGGCGCCGAGAAGAAGGGCCTGGGCCTGTGCATCACCAACGCGCGGACCATCGCGCAGCTGTATGGCAGCTTCGAGGCCGAGAAGTGGATCGGCAAGCGCATCACGCTCTACCCGACCACCACCACGTTCGGCAGCGCCACCGTCGACTGCATCCGGATCCGCCCCGTGGCGCCCAAGGCGGTGACCCCATGAGCGCGGCGGCCGTCCTCGCGCCGGAGCCCGCCGTCGATCGCGTGCGCTTCTCACGGCTGAAGCTGTTCGCCAAGAGCGCTGCGCACTACCTGGAGAACGCGCGCAAGGACACGGCGTCGCTGGACAAGGGCACCGGCGTCCATTCGCTGCTGCTGAAGGGCCAGCGCGTGACCTACTACGTGCGCCCCCCCAGTGAGTACGAGATGGCGCTGGCGTCGAACCGCGACGTCCTGGTGTACGAGGCGCAGCGACGCGGGAAGGAGTGGGAGGCGTTCAAGGCCGACCACCCGGACGCCCTGATCCTCTCGCCCTCGGAGCTGGAGAAGGCGAAGGCCGCGAAAGACAGTGAGCGCACCCCGCCGCGAAGCGGGGCGGCCTGGGAGAAGTTCCAGGCGGATAACGCCGGGGCGCTGATCCTGTCACAGGGCGAGTACGACGAGACGAACCGCATGGTCGATTCCGTCCGCGCCAACTCGTTCGCGATGGAGCTGCTGAAGGGCAAGATCGAGGACACGATCGAATTCGACTTCCTGGGCATCCCCTCGAGAACCACCCCCGACGCCAGGACACCCAAGGTCGTGGTGGAGCTGAAGACCTGCCGCTCGTCGGAGCCGTTCGCCTTTGCCTGGCAGATGAAGAAGCTTTTCTATCACGCTCAGATGGCGTTCCACGTCGAGGGCATGTGCTCTCTGAACGCCAGCCTGAATCCCACGCCGTACATCGTCGCGGTGGAGTCGTCCCCGCCGTACCCGGTGACGGTGTTCCGGGTGACGCCGGCTGCGCTGCTGGAGGGCCACAAGCTGATCCGGCTGTGGTTCGAACAGCTGAAGGTCTGCACCGCCGCCAACGTGTGGCCGCCGTACTCGCAGGCCGTCGTGGACCTCGACGTGCCGGGGATCGATCAGGACAGCGGCGTCATCTTCGGCGACGAGGCCGACGCGATCACGACGTGACGGCATGCCGAAGCGAAACGATCCAGACTCAGGGCCCATGGCGCCCTCCGGAGACCCCATCCACGCCCGGCTGTCCCGAATCGATCGCCGGCTCGATGCACACGAAACGCGCCTCGACGGCCACGACGCCGAGCTGCGCGAGCTGAACCGAGACATCGGAGTCCTCGGGGACGTGATCTTGCGATCGAAGGTGCGCGCGCGGGCGCGGATGAAGTCGTCGAAGCGTCGCCCGCGCGCCCGCTAGTCATATGACCTGGCTCCGCCCTGGTCACTGACCAGTGTTTCACGTTTTGAAACTGCGATCACGTTCGCGCAGTGCGCGCAACATCGGGGAATCGCAAGAGAAAGCCGGAAACCGCGCGGATGCGCCAAGTCGTTGGCGCGGCACGCTTAGTGCTGCGGCGGCGTTTCCCTTGTCACCATACCGTTACCTCACGTTCAAAAATAAAGGCTTGCCCATGACCCTCCAACTTGAACTTCCCGGCGTGAGCCGGGCCGGTACCTTGCGCCATGCCCTCGACCACTTGCTGACCCACGCCCTGGAGTGCGCCGACGCCACCAGGGCGATGCACGCCACCCACGGCCGGTTTCTGCTCGCCTACTTCGGCGACGAGCGCCAGCTGGACGCGATCAAATACCCCGACCTCCAGCGGTTCTATCGCGACGAGCAGCGCCGCGGGCTGAGCCGCGAGACCGTGCGGAAGCGCCTGAGCACGCTCCACATGGCGTTGGCCGAAAGCGTCCGCATGGGGTGGCTCACGGCCGTCCCGCCGTGGGTGGTGATCAAGACCGACTCGAAGCCGCGGAACACGTTCTGGACGCGCACGCAGTGGGAGGCGGCCCACATCGCGTGCGACGACGACGAGCTACGGACGTGGGTCGCTTGCGGCTTCTGGACGGGAATGCACACGTCCGACCTCAATCGCTTCCGCTGGTGTGACGTGGACTTGGTCCGCCGCGTGTGGACCAGGCGCAACACCAAGAGCAAGGCCGAGCCGCTGGAACTGCCGTTGCCCGACCGGCTGTGGTCGGTGCTCCACGAGCGACACGAGACGCTGCAGCCGCACCGGCGCGACTTGATCGCCGGCCGCTCGATGGGCCACCCCAACAGACCGATGCGCGAGATCTGCCACCGCGCCGATGTGCCGCAGCTGAGCCCGATCGGCCTGCGCCACAGCTGCGAGACGTACCTGTCGGAGCGCGGTTGCAACGAAGAGTTTCAAGTAGCGTGGATGGGCCTGAAGTCGCCGCGCATGCTCTGGAAGCACTACCGCCACCTCACGCCGACGAAGGTGGACGAGGGCAAGAAGGCGATGAACGCCTAGATCGCCAACACAACCGTTCGACCACCAAGGGGCCCACTCGGGCCCCTTTTTGCGTTTCGACGGTCGCCGCAGCGCGAAAGTCAACCCGGTATAAAATCGTCCATGTCGATTGGTGCACGACGCGTTAAACAAGGGTTTCTCGGCCGTATTTCGAGAAAAACAACACTTTGACGTTTCGCAGCGGTGACATGTAGGCAGAGAATCAAACTTGCGCGCGGGAACGGACTGTGGCTTTTAGAAAGGGCGAGTCCCAATGAACCTCTCGGCGTCATCGGCCCCTTCTTCACGCTCCGTGCGGGACTCGCAATTTCGCGTTGAAGCGTCTGGATGGGGGGCCGATGCCTCTGAGAACTTGCCACCGTAGGAGTTGCCATGCTATCGACTCGCGCACCTGCCCAGGTAGCTCAGTCGGTAGAGCAATGGACTGAAAAGGCGTTTCCAACGCCGCAGTCAGCTCTACCGCTCAGCGCCACCGTAATCGCCCGCTTCTGGTCGCACGTCGACCAGTCGGGCGGTCCGAACACCTGCCACCCTTGGACCGGGGCCCTCGACAAGGACGGCTACGGCGTCTGGTCTCCGGAACGTGGCGTACGTTCCGGTGTGCATCGGACTGCGCTGGAACTGAAGATCGGGCGACGCCTGGCGGCCGGGGAAGAGGCCCGGCACGTGAACGGGTGCCGCTCGCGGGCCTGCTGCAATCAGCTGCACCTGGAGCCCGGAACCCACCAGCAGAACATCGCTGACCGCGAGGCCGCAGGCACGACGCAGAAAGGGGAGCGGCACTACAAGGCGCGGCTTACCGTCGAGAGCGTGATCGAAGCGCGGCGGCGCGCCGGGAATGAGACCTACGCCGCCATTGCTCGGGACATGGGCGTCAGCCCGAAGTGCATCGCCCACGCCGTGAGGGGAGACAACTGGAAGCACGTGACAGCCGGCGCTCTCGCGCGCGGCGAGGTCACCGTCCGCAAGGCCCGCGCCTTGTTCGGCGTCACGCGCCTGCTCGGGGGTGCGTCTTGAGCCGGGTAGAAGTCCGGACACAGGCCGAACTGGACGCCGCTCTGCTTGCCGGTGACCTTCCCGTTCTCGTCGGCGACGGAACGTTCGCCATAAAATCTGGATCGCCCAGGGTCGTGGCGAACGACAGCTCGGCGCCCAGGGTCGTGGCGAACGGCAGCTCGGCGCCCACGGTCGTGGCGTACGGCAGCTCGGCGCCCAGGGTCGTGGCGTACGACAGCTCGGCGCCCAGGGTCGAGGCGTACGACAACTCGGCGCCCAGGGTCGTGGCGTACGACAGCTCGGCGCCCAGGGTCGAGGCGTACGACAGCTCGGCGCCCAGGGTCGTGGCGTACGACAGCTCGGCGCCCAGGGTCGTGGCGAACGACAGCTCGGCGCCCAGGGTCGTGGCGAACGGCAGCTCGGCGCCCACGGACGAGGCGTACGGCA